GCTGGCGGCTCGTCGCCGGCGGCATGTTCTCTGACGTGTGGTCGATGAAGCACAACGGCCTCCCGCGCTTCGAGGTCCCGCACACGTGGCGCATTGATCGCGCGTTCGACTGGGGGAGCTCGAAGCCGTTCTCGGTCGGCTGGTGGGCGACGAGCGACGGCTCCGACCTCGTCATCGGAAACCGCGCGTACTCGACCGTGCGCGGCGACTTGATCCGCGTGCGCGAGTGGTACGGCTGGACGGGCAGACCGAACGAAGGCGTGCGCATGCTCGCGAGCGAGATCGCGGAGGGCATCATCAAGCGCGAGCTCGCGTGGGGCTGGCGCGACGATCGCGCCTCGCGCGTCCAGCCCGGGCCGGCCGACGCGTCGATCTTCAAGGTCGAGAACGGCAACTGCATCGCGACGGACTTCCAGCAGCCGGTGCGCATCGAGGGCCGGGTCTACCCAGGCGTCACGTGGATCCCGAGCGACAAGATGCCGGGCTCGCGGAAGAACGGCTGGGAGCTCATGCGGAAGAGGATCAAGGCCGTCCAGACGAACGGCCTCCCGCGAGAGCAGCCCGGCCTCTTCGTCGTGATCGAGGAGTGCCCGCAGTGGATCCGGACGGTGCTGTCGCTCCCGCGCGACGAGAAGGACATGGACGACGTCGACACCGAAGCCGAGGATCACGCCGGCGACGAGACCCGCTACCGCGTGCGATTCGTCGGGCTTTCCACGCAGACCGGGCGCGTCGCTGGCGCGTACTAGCCTCGGGAGCTAGGGTTTCGCGACATGGGCGTCGATTCCAAGCATCCGCTGTTCGTGGAGTTCGAGACCGACTGGCTGCAGATGCGCGAGACCTATCGCGGCCAACGCGTCGTGAAGGAGGCGGGCGCGAAGTACCTGCCGCCGACGTCGGGGATGGTCGCCGACGGGATCAAGAGCCCGGAGGCCGAGGGCTACAAGGCGTACGTCGCGTACCGCGCGCGCGCCGAGTTCCCTGAGTTCGTGCGGCAGGCTGTCGACGCGTCGCTCGGCGTAATGCACCACAAGCCGGCCGTGTTCGAGCTCCCGCCGCAGCTGGAGCCGCTGATCGAGCGCGCGACCGTGAAGGGCGAGAGCCTGCAGGCTCTCTTGCGCCGGATCAACGAGGAGCAGCTCGTCACTGGCCGGCTCGGGCTTCTGATTGAAGTCCCGACAGGGCCGGGCGAGCAGCAGCCGTACATCGCGTTCTATCGCGGCGAGGACGTCATCAACTGGGACAGCGGCGCGAGCGACCTCACGCTCGAATCGCTCAACCTCGTCGTGCTCAACGAGAGCGAGTTCGAGCGCGAGACGAAGAGCGCCGGCGACTTCGAGTGGGAGTACGTGCGCAAGTACCGCGTGCTCGTGCTCGGCGAGGTCGGCGCGAACGAGCCCGAGGGCACCTACCGCGTCGGCGTCTTCCGCGACCAGGACAGCGCGGGCCGTGCTCGGCAAGAGGGCGAAGCCGTCGGGACGGAGTTCACCGAGGAGGCGCTGATCGAGCCCTCGATCGGCGGGAAGACGGCGCTGGAGCTGCCGTTCGTCTTCGTCAACGCGAAGGACATCGTCCCCGACCCTGACGAGCCGCCGCTGCTTGGCGTGTCGAACAAGGCGCTCACGTTCTACCGCGGCAGCGCCGACTACCGACAGGCGCTGTTCATGCAGGGGCAGGACACGCTCGTCGTGATGGGACACGTGAGCGAGGGCACCGGCAAGCCGATGCACAGGATCGGCGCCGGCGCGTCGATCGACGTGCCGATCGGCGGCGACGCGAAGTTCATCGGCGTCGAGTCTTCGGGGCTCGAAGAGATGCGCATGGCGCAAGAGGGCGACAAGCGCGACGCCGGCGCGCTGGCAGGGCGCCTGCTCGAAGACGACTCGCGCGAAAAGGAAAGCGGCGAGGCGCTCAAGGTGCGCGTCGCGGCGCGCACGGCGACCCTGAACAGCATCGCGCTTGCCGGCGCTGGCGCGCTTCAAGAGCTGCTGCGGAAGCTCGCGCGCTGGGTCGGCGCCGACCCCGAAGCCGTCGTCGTCACGCCGAACCTCGACTTCACCGACGACACGATGACGGGCGACGAGCTCGGCAAGCTGATGGGCGCGAAGACGATGGGCGCACCGATCGCGATGGAGACGATCCACAAGAACATGGAGGACCGCGGCATGACCGACCTCACGTTCGAGGAGGAAATCGCGAAGATGCAGGAAGAGAAGAGCATCGACGTGCTCCAGCCGCCGGAGCCCGCGACCGAGGACGGCTCGCCGGAGGACGACGCCGAGGGCGACAAGGGCGGCGACAAGCCGCCGGCGGGCGGTGGCGGCAAGCCGGCCGGCAAGCCGCCTGCGAAGAAGCCCGCGAAGGCTGACGCCTAGTTCGACAGCATGGAGCCGTACTACCAGCGCGCGGGCGTCACGCTCTACCACGCCGACTGCGTCGACGCGCTCCGCGAGCTTCCCGTGAACGCCGCGACGGCGTTCGTGACGGACCCGCCCTACGGGCTCGACTTCATGGGCAAGGAGTGGGACGGCGTCGTCCCTGGCGTGAAGGTCTGGCGCGAGGCGTTGCGCGTGCTCGCTCCCGGCGGGCACATGCTCGCCTTCGGCGGCACGCGCACGTTCCACCGGCTCGCGTGCGCGATCGAGGACGCCGGCTTCGAGATCCGCGACTGCCTGTCGTGGCTGTACGGGCAGGGCTTTCCGAAGTCGCTCGACGTCGCGCGCGCGATCGACGAGGCCGCCGGCGCGAAGCGTGAGGTCGAGCGCGTCGAGAAGACGCGCTACACGCGTGCGCAGTCGACCTCGCTGAACGTCGCCAAGTACGGCGACACGCGACCGATCGACGAGGACGGCTACCAGCTCAAGGTGCACACCCTTCCGGCTACGGACCAAGCGAAGCGCTGGAGCGGCTACGGCACGGCGTTGAAGCCGGCGTGGGAGCCGGTGCTTCTGGCTCGGAAGCCGCTCTGCGGCACGGTCGAGCGGAACGTGCGCGAGCACGGCGCGGGCGCGCTGAACGTGGACGGGTGCCGGATCGGAGTCGAGCCGCGGCACAACGGTCCGGTCGGCGCGCACCGGCACTCGATGATGCCGTACGAGGGCTCCGAAGGACCGGGAACGGACGTCGTCGGTCGCTGGCCGGCGAACTTGATCCTCGACGACGCCGCGGCGGCGATGGTCGACGAATCCACGGAAGAGGTCGTCCACGGCGCCGGGCATGCGCGTGCCGGATCAAGTACTCCTGCTCTCACGGCCAAGCGGGCATGGCAAGGACCGGAGCTCCAAGACACCGGCGACATGCACCGTTTCGGCGACTCCGGCGGCGCGTCGCGCTTCTTCTACTGCGCAAAGGCGTCCGACCGCGACATCCTGCCGGCCGAGGAGCTCCCGCTCTTCGGCGAGTCGCACGTGGCCGTCGTGAACTCGCACCCGACCGTGAAGCCTGTCGAGCTCATGCGTTGGCTGGTGCGGCTCGTGACGATGCCCGGAGGTCGCGAAGCGAACCTGATCGTCGACCCGTTCGCCGGCTCCGGCTCGACGCTCGTCGCCGCGCTCATCGAAGGCTGCGGCGCAGTCGGCATCGAACGCGAGGAGCGCTACTGCGAGATCATCGTGCAACGGCTGGAGCGCGAGGCGCGTGGCTGATACGTTCAACCAGGCGCTGTTCGACTCGATCGTCCGGCACCAGATCGGGTTGCTCCGCTACTCGGCATCCATCCGGAGGCGCGTGTGGGCGCTACTCGACGCGACCGAGTCAGACCTACGTGAGCAGATCAACGACGGCCTTCGTCGTGGCGCACCTGGGCTGATCGCGCCGGCGAGCGTGCGGCGCATGGAGCGCGTCCTTCGCGGACTCCGCGAGACGCGCCTGCGCGCGTGGAAGGACGTCGACGAGGTCTGGTTCGACGAGATGCGCGCGTTCGCGCTGGCCGAGCCCGCGTTCATCGCGAACATCCTGAACACGGTCCTCCCGGTGGAGCTCGGTCTGTCGATGCCCGACGCTTCCGTGCTGCGCTCGATCGTCACGGCGCACCCGTTCGAGGGCAAGACGCTGCGCGAGTGGTCGAAGAACATTCAGCAGGCAGACCTCGGGCGCATCGCGCAGCAGGTTCGCGTCGGCATGGTGCAAGGCGAGGCGCCGCGCGAAATCTCGCGGCGCATCGTTGGCACCGTGGCGATGAAGGGCGCCGATGGCGTGACCGCGATCACGCGCCGGCAGGCTGACGCGCTCTCGCGCACGATGGTCTCCGGGATCGGCGCGCAGGCGCGGCGCGAGTTCATGCTCCTGAACGACGACATCGCGCCCGAGGAGGTCTTCACGGCGACGCTCGACAGCCGCACGACGCCGATCTGCAGGAGCCTCGACGGCAAGGTGTACCTGGTTGGCGCCGGGCCGCAGCTCCCGCTGCACTTCAACGAGCGCTCGGTCTACTCGCCCGTGATCGACGGCGAGGTCATCGGAGAGCGCCCCATGCGCGAGTTCACCGAGCGCCAGCTCGTGCGCGAGTACGCGGAGCGCAACGGGCTCGGCAAGATCAGTCGGCGCGACGCGCTCCCGACTGGACACAGGGGCCGGTTCGACACGTACGCGCGGAAGCGCATGCGCGAGCTGACCGGGATCGTTCCGGCGCGCACGACCTACGGCGAGTTCTTGAAGCGCCAGTCGGCGCAGTTCCAGAACGACGTCCTCGGGCCGACACGTGCGGCTCTCTTCCGCAAGGGCGGGCTGTCGCTCGATTCGTTCGTCGACAGGTCCGGGCGCGAGATCCCGCTGAGCGAGCTCGCGAAGTTCGAGGCCGACGCCTTCCGCGCGGCCGGGCTGGACCCTGCGCGCTTCGCGGCTTGATCGCGCGCGAAGCTCTCGATAGAAAGCCAACCGCCAACGCGGCGCGTGCCGCGAGCCTGAACGAACAACCGAAGGAAGCGAAGCCATGCTCATCTATCTGATCGCCGCAGCTGTCTTGCTCTACTGCCTTGGTCCGGCGTACGTCCTCAAGGACGTGCACGAGAAGCTCGACGAGATCCCGAAGGAGTACCAGCCGCTCTACACCGAGAAGGACGGCAAGTGGGAGCTGACCGGCGTCGCCGGCGTGAAGACGACCGCCGACGTCGCGCGCCTACAGACGGCTCTCGACAAGGAGCGCAACGATCACAAGGCGACGAAGACGTCGCTCGGATCGTGGGGCGATCTCAAGCACGACGAGGTCGTGGCGAAGCTCGATCGCATCGCCGAGCTCGAAGAGGCCGCGAAGGGCAAGATCGACGAGACGAAGCTCGAAGAGCTCGCTACCAAGCGCGCCGAGGCGATGACGCGCAGCAAGCTCGCGCCTGTCGAGCGCGAGCTCAAGACGACGAAGAAGACGCTCGAAGAGCTGACCGCGACGAACGCGACGCTGCTCACGGCTTCGCATGCTCGCTCGCGCGAGGACCTGATCCGTCCGCTGCTCGTCGAGATGAAGATCGTCCCGGAGCACCACGAGGACGTCATGCTCTAC